TCTTGCAGATCCAGTTAATGCTCAAGATGCTGCCACAAAGGCTTATGTTGACGCTGCTCGTGCTGGTTTGGATGTTAAACAATCTGTTCGTGCTGCCACTACTGGTAACATCACTCTAAGTAATACTCAAACTATTGACGGTGTTGCTCTTAGTGTTGGCGATCGTGTTCTAGTTAAAGACCAAACAACTGGTTCTCAAAACGGTATCTACGTTGTTTCTTCTGGTGCATGGTCACGTGCTTCTGACGCTGATGCGCCGAACGAAGTATCTCCAGGTCTATTCTTATTCGTTGAAGAAGGTACACTAAACGGTGATAATGGTTTCGTTATCACTTCTGATGCTCCACTTACAGTTGGTACTGACGCAATCATCTTCACTCAGTTCTCTGGTGCTGGTCAGATCGTTGCTGGTAACGCCTTAACAAAATCTGGTAATACTCTTGATGTAGTTGTTGCAGGTTCTGGTGGTATCGAAATCGTTTCTGATGCGCTACAATTAAAATCTTCATTGGCTGGCGCTGGTTTAGTCTATGGTTCTGGTGTTCTAGATGTTGTTGGTACTGCTAACCGCATTACAGTTAACTCAGACTCTATTGATATTGCATCAACTTACGTTGGTCAATCTTCTATCACTACGCTTGGTACTGTTACAACTGGTGTGTGGAATGCCACTATCGTATCTCCAACTTATGGTGGTACTGGTGTTAATAACGGTTCTAAGACTATCACTCTTGGTGGTAACCTTACAACTGCAGGTGCATATTCCACTATATTGACAATGACTGGTGCCACAAGCATCATATTACCAACTACTGGTACACTGGCCACTTTAGCTGGAGCTGAGTCTTTAACAAACAAGACTATCGACGCTTCTAACATTGGTGCCACTACTCGTGGATCTGGTGCGTTCACAACTCTTGCAGCTAACGGAGCAGCTACACTAACTTCTACATTGACAGTTAGCGGTGCAACAACTCTTAACTCCACTCTTGGTGTTTCTGGTAACGTAACAGTTGCTGCTAATATTACTGGTGCTGGTGCTGCAACTTCTACTCTCGATGGATTCAACATCGACGGTGGTACATACTAAGACTAAATACAATTAGTCCGCTGGGGTTTTTACCCCAGCGTTTAACCTTTTTAGGAAGATGAATGAGTAATCAAATCATACTCAAGAAGTCCTCAGTCGCCGCAAAGGTGCCACTGACGACAGACTTGGCTTACGGTGAGTTAGCATTAAACTATGCTGATGGTAAACTGTATTTCAAGAACTCTTCCAATACTATAGCATATCTCGGTTCATCTTCTGCAACCGAAACACTGTCAAATAAAACTCTGTCTTCTCCTGTTCTAGCAGGAACACTATCTGTTAATGGTAGTATTGGTAATTCTGGACAAGTTCTTATGTCTACTGGATCTGGTGTCCAGTGGTCTTCTCCAAATGCAGGTGCGTTGGCTACTCTTAGTGACGTTAACCTCGCTGTCCCTAAAACACAACAAGTTCTTACATACAACGGCACACAATGGGTCAACGCTGATTCTAATGCTGTTGTTGCTTCTGCTGTTTTCGCATCTTCGCAATATGATATGGGGTTGGTCACAGATGGTGTGATCACTGTTAGCGAAGATGAGGGTTTAGTATCAGGAACTACAAATAACATCTATGACTTAGGTGTTCTAAGTTTCACAGGTATTATTTCGTTGAACAACATTGACCAGTCAGTCAAATCAGACTATCTCGGTTACTCTATTATTTTCGGCTTCTAAGGATATACAATGGCACGTCAGTTAATTGAAAAATACATCTTCTCTCCAAATGCAGCAGGTATTGGTAGTTTAAAATTCCCTGGAAAAGTTGATCTGACTCAACTACTAATTATTGCGAACAAGACACAGCAAACAAACATCTATGCGATTGGTGATCCTACTAAGAATGGTACCATCACATACAATCCAGATGACACTACGTTCACTGGAGATTCTTCCCAGTATTCTGAGCAAGTGGGTGCAAGTACAGTAACATTCGCTGCTGACACAGCTTCTATGTTGGCTTCTGATAAGATTGCTATCTACACAGATGCTCCAAAACAAATCGGTAACATCGTTCGTCCATATGCCTTTGGTGTTGATGCTATCGAACGTCAACGTGTTGCCCAACCAATGGCCATGATTGACGCCGACTTTGAATATGGTCTGCAGCCAACTAAGTGGCAGAACTATTCAGACATTCGTGGCATTCCAGGTATTTACGAAAAGCCAGGTCTTGACTTGTTCATGACTAACATTACATCAGACGGTGGAAACCCGTCTGTTATGACTGTCACTTGTTCACAAGCTCATGGTCTTTCTTTGGCTCAACCCGTTATTATATTCGGTGCAGCTGGTGTTTCAAACGCTGCACGTGCTGAAGGTGCATTCGTAGTATCTTCAGTTCCTGACGCTAATACATTTACATTCTTCGCTAAAGGTATCGTTGGTGTAAATGGAACATCTGTTTACAACCAATCAACATATGCTCGTCGTGGTGGTTTCTATGCAGGTGCTGATCTGCCGATTACTGGATATGTTTCTGACGCTAACTCTCCATCTAAAATTACAGTAACATGTTCTGCTAATCATGGTTTAGTTGCAGGCGCACCTATCGTTAACATCATTACTTCTAGTGGAACAAACCACGCTTTAATGGGTGGTAACTTCTTCGTTGAAACAGTACCTTCTGGCACTACATTCACATTCACTGCTCGAGTTGGTGGTGCGGTTACAAACTCTGGTATCACCGCTAAGACATATACTCGTTCAGATGCTTATGTACAACATCGCCCATTTGACGGCGGTGTTAACATTGGTACATTCTTGCCATCACATGGTGCTTCTGTTTCTCGTCAAACTAAGAAATATATGCGTTACCAATCTGGTAAAGGTATGTTGTGGACTTCTGGTGTTTTATTTAACCCAGTTATGAACTTGGACCAAATTTCTGCCGCTTCGACTGGTGTTGGTTCTATCATTACAGTTTCTACTGAAATTGACCACGGTCTTCAAGCTGGTGCAACTATTCAGATCGCTGGTGTTGTAACAGCAGGATACAATGGAACCTACGGCGTGTCTTCTATTGTCAACGAATCTACATTTACCGTTAACGCCACAACTACACTTGGATCAACCGCTGCTGTTATCACAAACCTACCACGTGTAACTGTTAAAAATTGGGTTGGTGCTTCTACTCGTTGTGGTCCATTCGATGACCAAAACGGCATTTTCTGGGAGTACGATGGACAAGAATTAGCAGTGGTTAAACGTTCAGCAACTTATCAGTTGTCTGGTTTCGTTTCTGTTGCATCAGGTTCACAAAACGTTACTGGAAACGGTTGTCGTTTCACACAACAACTTAAAGTTGGAGATTCTATCGTTATTCGTGGTATGACATATCGTGTTGGTTCTGTCACTGATGATAACACTATGTCTATCAACCCAGAATATCGTGGTGTTAATAATTCGGCAGGTATTAAAATTGCACAGGTTATAGACCAACGTATTCCACAATCTCAATTCAACATCGATAAGATTGACGGTACAGGTATCTCAGGTTACAACATTAACCTGAACAAGATGCAGATGCTTGGTATCTCGTTCTCTTGGTACGGTGCTGGTTTCATTGACTTTATGTGTCGTGGTGGTGATGGTAACATGATCCAAGTCCACCGCATGAAACAAAATAACATTAACGATGAAGCGTACATGCGCACAGGTAACACTGCTGTTCGTTATCAGGCTATCAATGAATCTGCAAGAGATCGTTTAGCTGCAACTATGACTAATACTCAGACAACGATGAATCTAGTTGATGCTTCTCGTTTCCCATCTACTGGTGGTGTAATCTTAGTTGATAGTGAATACATCTCTTATACAGGCAGAAATGGTAACCAGCTAACTGGTTTAACTCGTGGTGCGTCGTTCACCATGTTTGTTGGTGGTTCTACTAAAATATTCTCTGGTGGTGGCGCTGCTGTGCATGCTGTTGGTAATGGATTTAACTCAGTAACTTTAATTAGCTGCACTTGTTCTCCGATTATTAACCACTGGGGTTCTTCTTACATCATGGACGGTAACTTTGACTCAGATCGTGGTTATTACTTTAACTATGCTGCAACTAACATTTCTTTGGCTGCTGGACAGTCTAAGACTGCATTCTTCTTACGTTTAGCTCCTTCAGTATCAAACTCGATTGCTGGCAACTTCGGAGATCGTGACTTGATCAACCGATCTCAGTTACTACTACAAAACTTACAGATTCAATCAGACGTTCCAGTTCAGGTTTATGGTATTCTAAACCCTGGAAATATTGACGCATCTACATTAACTTGGACTGCGGTTAACACTGTTGGTCTTGGATCACAACCATCATTCGCTCAAGTTTCTACAAGCGTTTCTATTACAGCAACCCCAGGTGAACAAAACTTCTCCACGCTTGGACAACCAGCAGGTTTCGCTGAGATTGACTTGAAGAACTTGAAAGAATTAACCAACTCCGCTATTGGTGGTTATTCAAACTATCCAGACGGTCCAGACGTTTTAGCAGTCGTCGTTAAAAATATCGCTGCAACTGGCAGCACATCGAACACTAACATTAACTTATTCTGGTCTGAAGCCCAAGCCTAAATATATCGAATTAGAGGAAAACTATGTCAACACAAGTACAATTTAGACGAGGTACAACAACACAGAACAATGCGTTTACAGGCGCTATTGGTGAAATTTCTGTTGACACCGATCTTAAAACAATTCGTCTACATGATGGTACTACCGCTGGTGGTGGTGCCATCATGCTTAATAACGTTTCTGCACAGACTGCTCTAAACAAAACATTCAGTACTGGTTCTGCTTGGCAAGGTAACGCTGTAGCATTAGCTTACGGTGGTACAGGATCTTCACTATCTGCAGTGGCAGGTGCTGTTGCTTATTCTACTTCTGGTGGATTATCTCTTTCTTCTGCTGGTACATCTGGTCAGTTGTTAGTATCTGGTGGTACTGGTGCTCCGACTTGGGTTTCTGCTTCTACAATTTCTGCTGGTACATCTAATCTGGCTGCAACAGCAACAAACATTGCTGGTGGTTCTGCTGGACAGTTGATTATTCAGGCTGATACTGGTTTATCTACATTCATTACAGCTGGTGCTTCTGGAACATTCTTGAAATCTGCTGGTGCAGGTTATGCTCCTACATGGGCAACTGCCGACGTTACAATTGGCACTACAGTTATTTCTCTGGGTAGTGCTTCTACTAATCTTGCTGGATTAACATCAGTAACAACTGTAGACCTTACTGTTAATGGTAACTTGACTGTCAACGGTACTACTACAAACATCAATACAGTCAACTTAGTCGTTGAAGACAAGAACGTTATTATTGGTGATGTGGCTAGCCCAACCGATACTACTGCTGAAGGTGGCGGTATTACCCTAAAGGGTGCTACTGATAAGACTATCGTTTGGGGGGCTGCGACTGGATGGCAAACTGACGATCATATAATGACAACAAGAGGGTTGACTGTTTCTACTTCTGGTACATCGCCAACTGCAATATTAGCTATACCATCTGCTACTTACCGTTCTGGCAAAGTGATTTTTTCTGTCACAAATGGTAGTGCATACAGGATTATGGAAATGTTGTTTATGCATAATGGTACTACAGTAACATTTAATGAAAACTATACAGTAGCAACTGAAATGCAAAGCGCAAACAGTAACACTACTTTCTCTGGTTCTATTTCTTCTGGAACTTTAACTATTTTCGCAACGTGTTCTTCTGGAACTGCTGCGATTAAAGGTCAAGCGACTCTATTCAAGGTATAAAAATGGCTATCCCAACATCTAGAGAAGGTCTAAAACAATACTGTCTAAGAGCACTTGGTGCTCCAGTATTAGAGATTAACGTTGACGATGATCAACTAGAAGACCGCATTGACGAATGCTTAGACTACTGGCGTCTATACCACTATGATGGTATTGAAGAGATTTATCTAAAGCAACAAATTCGTGCATCTGAGATCGTTCTATCTTCCAATAACGCTCAAGATTTTGTATTAGAAGAACACATTACAGGAGCGACTTCTGGAGCTAAAGCTACAGTAACTCGTGAATCTCAGCGTATGTCTGCTGGCAATTTATTGCTTGTTAAGAATATTGTTGGAACATTCATCAATGGTGAAGCTATTCAAGGCACTACTGTAACAGCTACTACTGTTTCTATTACTCCACGTGAGTATGATAACCGTTACATCAATATTCCAGACTATGTTTATGGTATCACAGATGTTCTGTCTATTGGTCAAGCATCTTCTTCTAAGAACATCTTCGACTTACAATATCAATTACGTTTAAATGACTTGTATGATTTAACATCTACATCTATCATTTACTATACTACTGTTATGCAGCATCTAGACTTACTAGACTGGACTCTTAACGGTAAAAATAATTTCCGTTTTAATAGATTGCAAGATCGTATGTATCTTGATATCAACTGGCAGTCTGATGTTGCGTTCGGTGACTACGTTATTATCAAATGCTATCGTGCAATGGATCCAACTCAGTGGTCTAAAATTTGGAACGAGCAATGGCTAAAGCGTTATGTAACTGCGCAGTTCAAGAAACAGTGGGCAATCAATATTAAGAAATTTACTGGCATTCAACTTCCAGGTGGTGTTACGCTAGATGGTGATAAGTTATACCTAGAAGCCACTCAAGAGATTGCTGTCTTAGAAGATGACTTGCAAAACAAGTCTGCGCCACTTAACTTTATGATGGGCTAAGATGTCAACAACTAATGTTTATTTCACACACGGTACTCGTAATGAGCAGTATCTTGTAGAAGATCTAATCATCGAATCATTGCGCATGTATGGCAATGAGGTTATGTACATTCCAAGAACATTAGTTTCAAAAGATAACATCCTTGGAGAAGACCGTCTAAGTGAATTTAAGTCAGCGTTTCCAATTGAGATGTACTTTGAGAATGTAGATTCTTTCGGTGGACAGGGAGCATTTATCCAGAAGTTTGGTTTAATGGTCGAACAATCTGCAACGTTAGTAGTTGCTCGTCGTCGTTGGGAACAATTCGTTGGACGTTATGGTGTGACTCAGTTACCCAATCGTCCAAATGAGGGTGATCTAATTTATTTCCCACTATCAAAGGGATTATTTGAGATCAAGTTTGTCCAACACCAAGATCCTTTCTATCAGTTAGGTAAATTATATGTTTACAAACTGCAAGTTGAGTTATTCCAGTATGCTTCTGAAACTATCGACACAGGAATCTCTGCCATTGATACGTTTGAGACATTGAAGACATTTAATACAAATACCACACGAAATCCAAACGGTGGCATCAGTAAAGTTACAATGACTAATAATGGATCTGGATACACACACGCTACAGTATCAATTGTTAGTTCTGCTGGGTTCGGTGCCGTGTTAACACCAGTTATTGAAGCAGGTAGAATAACTTCTATCGCTATAGAAAATAGTGGTACTGCATATCAAACAGCACCTATACTAAGTATCATAGGTGATGGTATTGGTGCAAATGCTACATGTGAGATCGAAATCAATATTGATAAATCAGATTCATATGGCGACAACAATAAGTTCAAAGAAGAAGCATCTTCTATCATCAACTTCGATGAAGCTAACCCATTCGGTGAGATTAAATAATGCTTAACGGAAATATCTTCTATCACGGCATCATCCGCAAAAGCATTGTAGCATTCGGGCGACTATTCAGTGACATCTATATCGATCGTAAAGTTGGCGACTCAGTTAATGGTACTACAGCCCAGCGATTACAAATTCCTCTAGCTTACGCACCAAAAGAAAAGTGGATCGTACGTTTAGACTCTGATCCGAATCTAGAAAACAATACCTATACTACTCTCCCCAGAATGTCTTTTGAGATTACTGGTTATAATTACGATTCTTCACGTAAAGTTAATCGTATGCAGCAAGTTAGATCTGGCACTGGTACAAATCAACAAGCTGTCTACACTCCAGTTCCATACACGTTAGATATGTCATTGTACATTTTAACAAAAACGCAAGAAGATGGTCTTCAAATTCTTGAGCAAATTCTTCCAACGTTTACTCCAGAGTATACCCTAACGATAAATGCTATTCCAGATATGGGTATCCAATCTGATACTCCAATCATTCTAAATAGCGTACAGGTAGAAGATAATTATGATGGTTCTTTTCAAGACCGTCGTTTTGTGACACATACGTTAAACTTCCAGATGAAGTTAAATCTATATGGCGCAGTCACTGACAAAAATGTTATTACTCAAGTTAATGCTAATCTCGGTAACAATGAAAATTTTAGTAATCCTAATCAGTCATTTGTGGCTGAAGGCGACACTACTACATCAACAGTATCCAGTGAAGACTGGCTGAACAACTTTTAATGGCATCAGAAAATTATAATTCAAATGGTAACTTAAAGGCAGCTGGAGTTCAGGTAAACTATACATCTGAACAAGTTCAGGAGTATATGAAGTGCTCCCAAGACCCTATCTACTTTATTGAAAATTACTGTTACATCGTTTCTCTAGATCATGGTTTGATTAAGTTCGCCTTATATGATTGTCAGAAAAACAAAATAAATATCATCCATAATAACCGTCGTGTTATTCTTATGGAAGGTCGTCAGCAAGGCAAGACTACTACATCTGCTGCCTACATCCTTTGGTATACTCTATTCCAAGCAAACAAGAACGTAGCCATTTTGGCTAACAAAGCCACTGCTGCTCGTGAAGTTTTGGATCGTTATCAAACTATGTATGAGGCTCTTCCACTGTGGCTACAGCAAGGTGTTACTACTTGGAACAAGGGTGATATTGAACTAGAAAACGGTTCTAAGGTATTCACTGCAGCGACATCTGCCTCTGGTATTCGTGGTAAGTCTGTTAACTTATTGTATGTTGACGAAGCTGCAATTATTCCAAATACTGTTGCTGAACAGTTCTTCACTTCTGTTTACCCCACTATTTCTGCGGGTCAAACAACAAAGATTCTACTATCTTCTACTCCACTCGGCTACAATCACTTCTGGAAATTCTGGAATGACGCTGAGAAGGGTCGTAATGGATTCGTCCCTCTATTCATCCCTTACTGGGAAATTCCAGGTCGTGATGAAAAGTGGGCGCTAGAGCAAAAGATGATGCTCGGAGAACTCAAATACAACCAAGAGGTTGCATGTAAGTTCTTGGGTTCTAGCTTAACATTGGTTACTGCCGATATTATTGCTAAGATGTCTGTAGACCCAATCATCTATCAGAAAGATGGTCTAGACATTTATGTACGTCCATCTGCTGGGCACACATATTGTATTATTGCTGACGTTGCTAAGGGTGTTGGTGGAGACCACTCTGCCTTCCAAATTATCGACATCACAGAAGTGCCTTACCGTATTGTTGGTAAGTACAGAAATAACGAGATTAGCCCACTGTTGTATCCTAACGTTTTATACAAGATTGGTAAGGAATACAACGAGGCTTATATCTTAATTGAAACGAACATTAGTGAACAGGTTGCGCACATCCTTTATAGTGAACTCGAATATGAGAACATTTTAATGGTGAACCGACACACAAATGGTCAAGTTATCGGTGGTGGCTTCGGTGGAGGTAAAACTCAGCTGGGTGTTAACACTGATAAAAAGGTCAAACGCATTGGATGTCAAAACTTCAAAGCTATGGTCGAAGAAAATAAGCTGATTGTCAACGATGCCGATACGATCTCCGAGATCTCTACTTTCATTGAGGTTAAGGGTTCATATGCAGCAGACGAAGGTTATCACGATGACTTGGTAATGCCTTTGGTTCTCTTTGGTTGGCTTACAACTAACCCGTATTTTAAAGAGCTAAATAATGTAAACCTCCGAGAGATTATGTATAAGAAACAGATGCAAGCTATCGAAGAGGAACTGACGCCATTCGGATTCTATGATAATGGAGACGGCGATGCCGAGCCATTGAATTTCTGAGTTGAAAACTTGTAAAAACTAAATAAAATGTAGACACGATTTTCTGTCTAAAGTAAACTTATTAACAAGGAGAATTACAATGCCTTTCCAATTATCTCCAGGCGTTGCAGTCGTAGAAAAAGATTTTTCATCAATCGTTCCAGCCGTGTCTAGCTCACGTGGAGCTTTTGCTGGTGCGTTTGCATGGGGTCCAGTTTTGGCTCCTACATCTGTTACTTCCGAGAACGAATTAGTTCGTATCTTCGGTAAGCCACAAGACGCTAATGCACAGTCTTTCTTTACTGCAGCGAACTTCCTGTCTTATACAAATAGCCTATTAATCAGCCGTGCTGACACTGGCACTCAACGCAACGCTGTTGCAATTCAAACTGGAACACTTACTGGTGTTACTCAAGTTAACGTTGGTTCTGGATATACTTCTGTTCCAGTAGTTTCTATTAGTGCTCCTAATGATGTATCAGGTATTCAAGCTACTGCTACTGCCCGTTTGTCTGGTGGTGGTGTTACTAGTGTCACAGTTTCTCAAGGTGGTTCTGGATACACTTCAGGTTCTATTGTGTCATTCAGTGCCCCACAAATTCCTGGTGGCACACAACCAACTGCTACAGTTGAGGTTTCTGGTGGTTCTATTACCAATATCGTTATTGTTACTGCTGGTACAGGATACACTTCTATACCAACAGTTACTGTTGGAGGTGGTAATGGTTTTGCTACTGGTACAGTGACTATTTCTAGTTCTACTATTGTTGGTCTAACAATCACTAATGCTGGTACTGGTTATTCTAGTGCTCCATCTATTACTATTGCTCCTCCATCTTCTGGAACTACAGCTGTATATTCTGGCGTTGTTACTGTTGGTGGTGTAAAAATCAACAACACTAATGATTACTTAATGTCTTTTGCTAATGGTGAAGGTGTTACTGGTGAATGGGCAGCACGCTATCCAGGTTCTCTAGGAAACTCTTTGCTAGTTTCTATGGCAGATTCAACATCTTTTACGTCTTGGTCATACAAAGACAGCTTTGATTCTGCTCCATCCACATCAACACACGCTTCTAATGTAGGCGGATCTAATGATGAACTACATGTAGTTGTGGTTGATAAAGATGGATTGTGGACTGGTATCCCAGGTACTGTTCTAGAAAAGTTTGCGTTTGTTTCTAAAGCATCTGATGTTAAGAAATCTGATGGTACGAACAATTACTATAAAGACGCTATCAATACTGGTTCTCAATATATTTACTGGATGGATCATACTGGTAATTCTGACTGGGGTGTGGCTTCTGCTAACAAAGCATTCACTACTCTCGGTACTGCTATTACTCGTTCACTATCTGGTGGTGTAGATAACCTTACTGCTACTGATGGTCAACTGCAAACTGCATACTCTTTATTTGCTGATGATGCACAATATGACATCTCTCTAATTGCAACAGGTAAGGCTTCTCCTACTGTTGTTAACTATGTTATCAGCAACGTTGCTGAAGTTCGTTTAGACTGCGTTGTATTCGCTTCTGCTCAGAACGTTACTACTGGTGAACCAATCATCGGTACTGGTTCTGCTGCTACTGACCTTATGGTTGCTTACCGTAATGCTCTTCCAAGCACTTCTTACGCTGTTCTTGACTCTGGCTACAAGTACCAATACGATCGTTACAACGACAAGTATCGTTGGATTCCATTGAACGGTGATACTGCTGGTCTATGTGCACGCACTGACTACACTAACGATCCATGGTTCTCTCCATCTGGTCTAAACCGTGGTCAAATCAAGAACGTTGTTAAGTTGGCATTGAACCCAACTAAAGTAGACCGTGACGTATTGTACAAAGCTGGCGTGAACCCAGTTGTGACATTCCCAGGAGAAGGTACTGTTCTATTCGGTGACAAGACATTGTTGGCTAAGCCATCTGCGTTTGATCGTATCAACGTTCGTCGCTTGTTCATTGTTATGGAAAAAGCTATCGCTACTGCTGCTAAATATCAATTGTTCGAATTCAATGATCCGTTTACTCGTGCTCAGTTCAAGAATTTGATCGAGCCATTCCTACGTGACATTCAAGGTCGTCGTGGTATTACAGAGTTCGCTGTTAAGTGCGATGAGTCTAACAACACTGGTCAAGTAATTGACTCTAATAACTTTGTTGCTGACATCTTCGTTAAGCCAAACCGTTCTATCAACTTTATCACTCTTAACTTTGTAGCTGCTCGTTCAAGCATTAGCTTTAGCGAAATCGGCGCTTAATTAGAGAATAAATAAGAAAGAATAAGGAGAATTTAAATGGCAAATATTGCTGATTTTAAGTCACAGATGATTGGCGGGGGTGCTCGCCCTAACCAATTCCGTGCTGAACTAACATTCCCAGCGTTTGTTACATTGGGTGCGGTAGCTGGACAACGTGCACAGTTCTTGTGCAAAGCTGCTCAACTACCAGCGTCAACTATCGAGACTATCCCAGTCTTGTTTAAAGGACGTCCAGTTAACTTCGCAGGTGAGCGTACATTCCAACCATGGACTGTTACAATCTATAACGATACTACTTTTGGTATCCGTAATGCATTGGAACAATGGCAATCTGGTATCCAGAACTATGACACTACTGATGGTCGTGTTAACCCTTCTGATTACCAAGTTGACTTGTCTATTCACCAACTAGACCGTAACGGTGCAATCATCAAGACTTATAAGTTCGTTGATGCTTTCCCAACGATGATTGGTGCTATTGGTTTAGACTACGAACAACAGAACGCAATTGAACAGTTTGATGTGGAATTCACATACAACTTCTTCACTTCTGCTACTGGTGCTTCTTCTGGCTTCGGTGTTAATGTTAGCATTGATACTCCAGTGGGTTCTATCCCTCTATAATAATCTGAAGGTTATATAATGCAATTATTTGGGTTTGAAATAAGCCGTAAAAAAGAGTTGCCAATAGGGAGCGTTGTCTCCCCAACGGCACAGGACGGTGCCACCGTAGTAAACACTGGCGTAAATGCTGGTGGGTACTACGGTATGGTTATGGATTTAGACGGGGTCATTAAGAATGAGAATGACCTTCTTCGCCGTTACCGTGAAGTTGCTCAATACAGCGATTGTGATTCAGCTATTGAAGACATCGTAAATGAAGCAATCATCGTTGACGAAAAAGGCAAATCTGTAAACATCAATCTAGACGATGTGCAGATTTCAGAATCTATCAAGAAAAAAATGCGTGATGAGTTCAATAATGTATTGAAACTTATCAAGCTAGATGATCGTGGTCACGACATTTTCCGCACATGGTATGTCGATGGTCGCTTGTACTATCAGATCCTACTGGATGAAAAGAATCCTAAGAATGGTATTGCAGAACTACGTTATATTGATCCACGTAAGATTCGTCGTATCAAGAACGTAATCAAAGAAAGAACACCAAAGGGTGTTGAAGTTATTAAACAGATTGAAGAATACTATCTGTTCAATGACAAAGGAATTACGGAGCAAACAACACAGGGTGTTAAACTCTCCCTAGACTCAGTTGTTTATGTTCCATCTGGTTTCTTAGATGCTAACACTAGCATGATGCTTTCGTATCTTCATAAAGCAATCAAACCAGTAAACCAACTAAAGATGATCGAAGATTCGATGGTCATCTATCGTATTAGCCGTGCCCCTGAACGTAGAATTTTCTATGTTGACGTTGGTAACTTACCTAAGGTTAAAGCCGAACAGTATGTAACTGACATTATGAACAAGTTCCGTAATAAGATCGTTTATGATGCAACTACTGGTGAAGTTCGTGATGACCGCAAGCACATGTCAATGATGGAAGACTTCTGGATGCCACGCCGTGAGGGTGGTAAGGGTACAGAAATCACTACACTTCCAGGTGGTCAGAATCTTGGTGACATCCAAGATATCGAATACTTCCAGAACAAATTGTTCCACGCATTAAATGTACCTGTTGGTCGTATGCAAGAACAACAAGGGTTCTCAATTGGTCGTGCCACTGAAATCTCTCGTGACGAAATTAAGTTCCACAAGTTTGTTGCTCGTTTACGTAAACGTTTTGCTAACTTCTTTACTGAGGCGTTGGGTGTCCAACTTATCTCTAAGAATATCATGCGTGCCGATGAGTGGGATGATTTAAAACAAGACATCCGTTATGATTTCGTTGAAGATAACCACTACGCTGAACTAAAGGACAATGAAATCCTTATGGCTCGTCTTGGCGCTCTACAACAAATCGAACCATACATTGGTAAGTTCTACTCTATGCAATGGATCAAACAGAACGTTCTGTTCCAAGATGAAGAACTAATTGAAGAGATGCAGAAAGAAATGGACTCTGAAGAAGATTACCATATGGCCAATGCACAGTTTGACGGTACATTAGCTGCAGTTGGACAAGCTGCTTCTGATAACTACATGGCTTATAATGCTCCACAAATGGACGATAACCAACCTCCTGAACCAGAAGACAAATCAAAAGGAAAATGAAATGAGTGAAACAGTACAACAATTAGTTACCGCAATGTTACAAAAAGATGCCATCGGCACAGAATCTGCGTTTCAATCTGCAATGGCAGAAAAGATTTCATCTAAATTGGATGATATGCGTGTAGCAGTAGCACAGAATATGTTTGTATCTAACCCAACTGAAGTAGAAGACCCAATGGTCGCTACTGAGGAATAAAATGAATTACAACGAGTTCACTAGTAAGTTACACAGCGGAGAACACATTCGCTCTTACGGACATCTAATTGAAATGTTAGATGGCGTAGTGACCATTGATGGTGAACTGACAAAGTTTAAGTCTTTAGAAGAAGCAAGAGAAAATATTAAACAAGAATACGCTGCTCATAAGATCGAAGAACAAGTCTCAAAAGAACTATACGAAGAAATATCAGACGCTAAAGTCGCAAGTATCATTAAAGAATACCACGATGTTAAAGTCACAGATACGTTAATCGAAACATATATCCAACTTGCTTCTTCTAATATGTTCAGTGTTGACCCAGTCGTTCAAGACATCCGTGCTCTGAATAAACTTGATACAATCGTTGAAGGTAAACTGCATTATGTTCTTGCTGATGATACTATCGTAGCAATTAGTGAGCAAACGCAAGAACGCCTAAATAAGTTATTAGGTAATCAAACAGAGATTATTGAGTATATGAGAGAGTCTACAGAGAACTTTTTAAGTGTACTTGAACAAATAGAGGAATAAAAAATGGCTGTCTTATTTACAACAGTTAAAAATACTAACCAAGAAGTTATTGTACACTTTGACACAGTTGCTGCTGAGTCTGGTACACTTGCTCTTAATACACTAGGCGCTGATACTCAAACACTGACATCTGGTGGTACTCCAACAGTTAATATTGTTAAGTTTGTTTCTACTGGTGAGTTGGGTTCTGGTTTACGTATTGTCCGTAATGGCAAAAATGTTATTGCCTGTGCTCCAGAAAACGCACCACTGTTAGATCTAAACTCTATCGGCATTTCTGATAGCACTAACAACACATCAGATATTGTTGTAACAAACGATGTAGCAAAACCAGTTACTGGTTATTTGGTTCTACGTAAAATCGCTGGCTGGTCTACTAAAGTTGAGACTGCTACTTATGGTGCCTACGATGATGAAACTCGTGTTGGTGCTTCTACTACTCTAAGCGGTTCTCCAGATAAGGTCTAATATGAAACTAATTAGAGAAACAGTCGAAGAGACTAAACTTATTGTTGAAGAAAAATTAGGTAAAGGTAAGCAATACTTTATTGAAGGTATCTTTCTTCAGTCACAATTAAAGAATCGTAACGGTCGTATGTATCCAGAACATACAATGGATCGTGAAGTTGGTCGTTACCTTAAAGAATCTGTTCAAGCTAATCGTGCTTACGGTGAACTTGGACACCCAGATACTCCATCCATCAATTTGGATCGTGTATCTCACCTGATCGTTGACCTACGTAAAGAAGGTACTAACTGGATCGGTAAAGCAAAGATTTTAGAAACTCCAATGGGTCAAATTGCTAGAGGTCTTCTAGATGGTGGCGCAAACCTTGGTGTTTCTTCAAGAGCCATGGGTTCTCTCAAGATGAGTAATGAGGGAATCAATATTGTTCAAGATGACTTTATGTTGTCTACTGCTGCTGATATCGTAGCTGACCCATCTGCGCCAGATGCGTTTGTCCGTGGTATCATGGAGAACAAAGAATGGATTTTTGTTGATGGAAAGTTTGTGGAACAACAAATCGAAGAGGTAAGATCTTTCGTTAAGAAAACTTCTTCTAGAAATCTAGAGGAAGCAAAGATTCAGGCTTTCCAACACTTTCTGAGTAAAATCAGATAAATAATAAATAACTAACAGAACTATCCAGTTACAGGAGAAAACGATGTCAATCGAACAAAAAATCGCTACAATCTTAGCAGAGTCTAAGAAATTGAATGAAGCCAAACTAGGTGGAGCAGAAACAGGCGCTAAAGATGTTACTGCTGGCGCACATGCTGGTGATCAAACACCTATCCGTGATGCGGTACTAAATGTACCAAACGGTGGTGAGACACCAAACCCAGACAGCGCACGTAATAACGTAGACAATGAAAAGCAAGCAGAAACTGTTTCTGGTGGCAAGAAAACTACGACTACTTCTGTCAAAGGCGTTAAAGAAGATATAGATGCACTTATGAATGGTGAAGATCTTTCTGAAGACTTCCGTGCTAAAGCAGAAACCATTTTTGAAGCTGCAGTAATGACACGTGTTAACGAAGAAGTTGCACGTATCGAAGAAGAATTCGAAGCTAAACTTGCTGAGCAAGTTGAGCAGAATACACAGGGAATTGTTGAACAAGTTGATGGATACCTCGGTTATATTGCCGAGCAGTGGATTGCACAGAATGAAATCGCCCTTGAGCGTGGTATGAAGTCTGAAATCATGGAGAGTTTTATCCTTGGTATGAAAGACCTATTCGAAGAGCACTATGTTGAAATCCCAGAAGAGCGTTTCGATGTTCTTGGTGAGATGGAAATCAAAGTTGCTGAACTCGAAGCAAAATTGAATGAGCAAGTTGAAGCTAATATCGGTCTTACAAAAGATCTATCTGAAGCTAAACAAGCTGAGTTGGTTAAGTCCATCTCTGAAGGTTTGACTGATACTGAATCTGAGAAATTCTTGGGTCTAGTTGAAGAACTATCTTTTGAAGATGCAGCGTCTTTTGAACAAAAGCTAAAGACTATTCGTGAAAACTACTTCACTACTAAAACAATCGCAGAGCAATCTGTAGTTACTGATGCACCAGTAGAAATGTTGTCTGAAACAGTTGTTGCTAAAGCAATTGATCCAGCAATGTCTGCTTACTTGTCAGTTCTCAACAAATAAATCTAAGGAAAATAAAATGACAACACGTCAACAATTAATGGAAAAATGGGCACCAGTATTGAACCATGAAGGTTCTGTGCCATTCAAAGACAACTACCGTAAGGAAGTTACTGCTGTTCTTTTGGAAAACCAAGAACGTGAAATGCAAAAGCAAGCGGAAGCCTTGTTCGAAGGTTCTCCAACTAACGGCACTGGTGGCCAAATCGGTACTGTTGGTGGCGGTGCTACTGGTGGTGTTGCTGGTTTTGACCCAGTATTGATCTCTTTGGTTCGCCGTGCAATGCCACAATTGATCGCTTATGACGTTGCTGGTGTACAACCAATGACTCAACCAACTGGCTTGATCTTCGCTATGAAGTCTCGCTACACTAACCAAAACGGTACAGAAGCGTTGTTCAACGAAGCTGACTCTGGTTTCACTGGTGACGGCACTTCTGCTGGTGCAGGTTCTGTACTAGGCGGTTCTGATGCAGTTGGTCGTGGTATTTCTACTGTGGCAGCTGAGCGTTTGGGTCAAGGCGGTTCTGGTGACGGTTCTTTCGCACAAATGGCATTCTCTATCGAGAAGGCTTCTGTGGTTGCTAAGACTCGTGCCTTGAAAGCTGAATACTCTATCGAGTTGGCTCAAGACTTGAAGTCTGTGCATGGTTTAGATGCTGAAGGTGAGTTGTCTAACATCTTGTCTACAGAAATCTTGGCTGAAATCAACCGTGAAGTTATCCGTACAATCTACAACACTTCTAAAGTTGGTGCTGCTGTTGGTACTGCTACTGCTGGTACTTTCGACTTGGACGTTGACTCTAACGGTCGCTGGTCTGTTGAAAAGTTCAAAGGTCTAATGTTCCAAATCGAACGTGAAGCCAACGCTATCGGTCAACAAACACGTCGTGGACGTGGTAACATCATCATCACTTCTGCTGACGTTGCGTCTGCTCTAGCGATGGCTGGTGTTCTTGATTACCAATCTGGTATCACTGGTAAGAACGCATTGACTGTAGATGACACTTCTACTACTTTCGCTGGTGTTCTAAACGGTAAGTACAAAGTTTATGTTGACCCATATACTTCTAACGTTTCTAACAGCCAATTCTTCGTTGTTGGTTACAAAGGCGCTTCTGCTTTTGACGCTGGTTTGTTCTACTGCCCATACGTTCCATTGCAAATGGTTCGTGCTGTTGATCCAAACAGCTTCCAACCAAAGATTGGTTTCAAGACTCGTTACGGTCTAGTTGCTAACCCATTCGTTAACTTGGATGACGGCACTTCTGGTCAAGACAACTTGACTGCGAACGCAAACTACTACTACCGCAAAGTTAAAGTTACTAACCTTCTGTAATAGGTTAAGAAACCTACGTAAGATAGGTATTTCAAAGGGAGCTTCGGCTCCCTTTTTTCATTCCTAAATAATTATATGACTACATCTATTCCATCTCAGCTTAATCCGTTATCACCTAACGGGTTTCAGTTTTCTGTTCAGAAACTACCTGACATTACATTTTTCTGTCAGCAAGTTAATCTTCCAGGGATAAATCTTGGAGAGCCTACGTTCTCGACACCATTTTCTACACAACCAGTTCCAGGTGATACATTACAATATGATCCATTGACTCTGCAGTTTCTTGTTGATGAGAACATGACTAACTACAAAGTGTTGTATAACTGGATTATTGCTCTTGGGTTCCCAGAGAGTTACGAACAGTATATCGGACATAATGCACAAGACACAACAGGGTATAGCGAATTAGCTAAGAACTATTCAGACGCTACGCTACAAATCCTAGATAGTAACAACCAAGTGGTTCAGACGATTCAGTTCTACGATGTGTTTCCAACTACCATCGACTCTGTAATGTTTGCTTCTACTAATGATGATGTCCAATACGTTACAGGCAATGTAACCTTTAAATTTGGATGGTATAAGTTATTATAATTGAATAAATCATTGGCTACACAAAGCCAATTTACAACATGGAGTTATTATGAATATTGAGCAGATTCAAGATATGTGGGATGTCGATTGTGAGATCGACAACAACTACCTCGGTGAGACTACCACCGCTACACCAAAGCTACACGCTAAGTACGTCAAACTTCTAGTCAATGTGAAACTGAAGCATACAAAGCTCAGTTCTGACTACAACATCTTACGCAAAAACAAATTCAAATACTATCGGGGCGAAATGTCACGAGAAGAACTCACTGACCTTAATTGGAATCAGTGGCAAGGCGTAAAACCAATCAAGAACGAGATGGATGAATTCTTGAAAGGTGATAACGATCTAAACACAATGACAGTTAAGATCCAATATCTCGAAACAATGGTTTATATGCTGGAGTCTATCCTTGGGCAAATTAAAGCTAGAGACTGGCAGATTAAGACTGCCGTTGAATGGAAGAAATTCCTAGCAGGAATGTAATGATTAAAATTGAAAAACTCGATGAGGTTTATGTAAGAGTCTTTTCTGATGCCAGCATCGAACAAGAACTAGCAGACTTCTTTACCTACGAATATCCAGGTGCCAAGTTCACTCCACAATACAGAGCACGTTTGTGGGACGGTAAGGTGCGGATGTATGACCAGATTAGAAAGACATTGTACGTCGGTCTAGTTTCATACGTTGAGGAATTTGCTGTTCGTAACGGATATCAAGTAGAGTACGTTACTCCAGTAATGGTGCGCAACGGTATCACAGCAGAACAAGTAGAGGCTTACGCTAAATCGTTAAAGCCCATGGGTCGTGGACAACCTATCGAGATTCGAGACTATCAAGTAGAAGCAGTAAAGACTGCTCTCGATCAAGAGCGCACGCTGCTATTATCTCCGACTGCCTCTGGAAAGTCATTTATCATTTACACGACATTAAGATACCACGTTGCAAATAAACGTAAGTGTATCATTATCGTTCCAACGACATCTCTTGTTGAGCAGTTGTATGCTGATTTCCAAGACTACTCATCTGCAAATGGATGGGACGTGGATCGTCACTGTCAGAAATTGTATAGTGGTTTCACTAAAGAATTACACTCTAATGTTCTTATCACTACTTGGCAGTCTGTATACCTACAACCGAAGTCTTGGTTCGCTCAGTTCGATGTAATCTTTGGTGATGAAGCACACCAATTCAAAGCAAAGTCCTTAACAACAGTTATGGAAAAGATGGACAAGATCCGTTATCGCATTGGCACTACTGGTACGCTAGATAACAAAAAGGTTCATCGCTTAGTTCTTGAAGGTATGTTTGGTCCAGTGCATAGAGTTACCACTACCAAAGCATTGATGGATTCTAACAAACTTGCTACACTAAACATCACATGTATCTTATTGAAGTACAATGATGAGGTTCGCAAAGCAAGAAAGAATAACACTTACCAAGAAGAGATGGACTTTATTGTTGGACAAGAGCAACGCAATAAATTCATTCGTAATCTTGCTATCAAGTCTGGTGGAAACACTCTTGTATTGTTCCAGTATGTTGAGAAACACGGTAAGATTCTTTTAGATCTTATCAAAAACAAAGCCCACGATACAAGAAAGATTTTCTTTGTTTACGGTGGTACTGATACTGCAGATCGAGAAGCGATCCGTCACATTTGCGAAGGTGAAGAAGATGCTATTATCATTGCTTCGTATGGAACTTTCTCTACTGGTATTAACATTCCTTCGATTGAGAATGTAATCTTTGCATCACCATCCAAGTCTAAGATTCGTAACTTACAATCTATCGGACGTGGGTTACGATTGAAGAGTGGTAAAACGCATTGTAATCTCTATGACCTCGCTGACGACTTGCATTGGAAGTCTTGGAAGAATCATACTCTGGGACATGCAGCAGAACGTTACAAAACGTATGCTGAAGAAGAATTTAAATTGAAAGTCGTTGAGGTAGAACTATGCTAACTGGAAAAGAAGTTTTCGTTGTAGTCAAGTTTATTAGCGGAGAACAGGTACTGTCTGCCTTGCAAGAAGAAGACGATACGTATATTGAACTGTTGCATCCGATGGTCGTGAAAACGATACCGAACATTGCGACAGGAAAAGAACATGTGACAGCTGCTCCATTCTGCCAGTTTTCGAGAGATGATTCTTACCTAATAGATAAGAAGAACGTGATGTTCATCAAGTCGATGCATTCAACGTTCGTTCCTCATTATATGAGAATTGTGGAAGAGCACAATGACATTTCTCTTGCAGAAGAGCCAGATGAAGACACAAAGAGAAAGATTGAGCAACTCGTCGAGATCTTTGGAGATGCATTGGATGACGATACGTCACCAGCAGAGGGAGATGGAGAAGGTATCTACGTAGAAGGAAACGATACTAGACACTAAGTAAGTTACTCTATTCAGCATCAACCCTAACACAGTGAATTATGCCCTAAGTCAACTAAATAAGCAAATCTAAATTGCAATACAGATAAACTTGTCTTGCATTGGTTGCAGAGGTATACTTACTCTTGCTTTGTTAATCAAAGGAAAATATCATGTATGGCACATTACGTAAATAACGCTGACTTCTTAGTGGCGATCTCTGAGTATAGAACAAAAGTTCTTGCTGCTAAAGAAAATGGAACACCTCTCCCACAGGTTAGTAACTACATCGGCGAATGCATTTTAAAGATTGCCAACCATCTCTCTTACAAACCGAACTTCATCAACTACTCTTATCGTGAGGAGATGATTTCGGATGGTATTGAGAACTGTCTTCAATATATCAACAACTTCGATCCGTCCAAGTCAAACAACCCCTTTGCTTACTTCACTCAAATCATTTACTATGCATTCTTGCGTAGAATCGCTAAAGAAAAGAAGCAGTCATACATTAAGGGTAAGTTGATTCAGGACATGCCGTTCGAAGCATTTGAGTTACAAGATCAAGATGATGGTGGTGAGTTTCATAATGCATACCTAGACTTTATGCAGAACAACCATACGTTTGATGATTCCTTCATTACAAAGAAGGCTGCAAAAGCTAAAAAGAAGCAAACCAATCTAGATGATTTTATAGGTGAAGTAGATGATTACCAAGGCGATACAAGCCCCAGCGATAGCGAGTCCGAGTGAAGTAAGTTCATTCCTTAATCGGATTCGATCTGGATATGCTGGTGGGCGACCACGCACTGCAAGACGCAACCGTGTCAAAGCTGCTGCTGGTTCTAAGCGAACGTTGAAGGGTTACACGTTCGATCATTATGATGACATGACAAATTTGAAAGAGTTTATGAGTAACAGTGATAATAAAGTTTTCATGGGTGTTTCTGATTTCAGTGATCTAATCACTACTGAGATCCTACAGAAACGTGTATCTGCAAACAAACAGACACTACATCGTGAGACTACCGTATTGGCTAACCGCAAGGCTTGGGCTGATTGGTCTGAAGAAGAATTCGAAGGTTGTCTCTTTGTGCAAGGTTCTGCTTCTTCTGGTTTCATCATTGAAGAAGAAGACATGAACTATGTCACATACTCTGTGAATAGCAACTCAACAACTGTTCGTGCTTTTGGTGACGAAGTATTTGTTGAATACATCATGGATTTGGTAACGGGTAAGTTCGACATTGTAACTTCTTACATCGAATGGATCTACTCTGGTGACGGCAACTCCGTCAACGTCCCACTCAATCGTGATCGTCTTCCAGTTGACGAGATGTACCCATTCCTCAAGGGTGAATCTCTTGGCGACTACTACGATCGTTTCATGGCATCTTCTGCCAACATCTTACTCCTGATTGGTCCGCCTGGAACTGGCAAGACTACATTCATCCGTGGCCTGTTGTCACACACCGAATCATCTGCCATGGTTACATACGATGCAGCTATCCTTGAGAAAGATTATCTCTTTGCACGCTTCATCGAAGACGACACAAGTGTTATGGTGTTGGAAGACTCTGACGCATTCTTGAAGAGCCGTTCAGATGGCAACACAATGATGCATCGCTTCTTGAACGTTGGTGACGGTCTTGTTACCACTAAAGGTAAGAAGATGATCTTCTCTACCAACTTGCCATCTATCCGTGACATTGACTCTGCTTTGGTTCGTCCAGGTCGTTGCTTTGACATCGTTACATTCGATCAGTTGAACCAATCAGAAGCACAAGCACTGGCTGATAAGTTGAATGTTGAGTTGTCTGGTGACAAGCAAACATACAGCATCGCTGAAGTCTTCAACCAACAATCTGACAACACTAAGAAGTCGGCTTCTGCTCGAAAGGTAGGTTTCATTTGATTGATAAAGAATGGTTAGATAAAATTGCTCTTGGAGCAAAGGTGTATAACGAAACCCGTGCACATCGTGATTTCCAAGCAGACGAAGTAAATAAATTTGTTGATTGGATGCACCAGCAATATGGTGTAGTTGCTCCAAATATTCGAGAGGACAAACGTGTATAAAGTAACTTACTACGCTAATTTTAGCAACAAGGTTGTGAATAAGGATTTTAAGGATCTTCATGAAGCTACTGAATTTTGCAATTCATTACCATTGAATATGGTTCTTGAAGTGAAACTCTACCCAGATGTAGTTGTTAAGAAAGAAGATCGCACATGAAGGTGGCGATTATCACAGACCAGCACTTTGGTGCTCGTAATGATAGTGTTGCTTTCTTAGACTTCTTTCAGAAATTTTATGACGACACATTCTTTCCTACTATTGATGCTAATGGTATTAACACCGTTCTTATTCTCGGTGATACTTTTGATCGACGCAAGTACGTCAACTTCTATGCTCTCGACAGAGCGAAGAAAATGTTTTTTGACAAACTTGAATCTCGTGGTATTACTGTTCATATGTTGGCTGGTAACCACGATACGTATTTTAAGAATACAAACGATGTAAACTCTCCAGACTTACTTCTGCGAGAATATGGAAACATTATTGTTATCGATTCACCTGAGACTATCGTTATCGATGGCACTCCCGTCTGTATGATGCCGTGGATCTGTCCTGAGAATTATCAAGAGTCACTTGATATGATTCAAAACACCAAAGCTGACATTTGTATGGGTCACTTTGAAATCGCTGGCTTTGCAATGTACAGAGGAATGGAATCCCATGATGGACTTTCTAAAGAAACTTTTGATAAATTCGATCTGGTTTTTAGTGGTCACTATCACCATCGCTCTTCTGACAAGCACATTCATTATCTCGGAAATCCGTACGAACTCACGTGGCAGGACTATAACGATCCCAGAGGGTTCCACCTGTTTGACACAAACACAAGAAACCTTGAATTCGTATACAATCCTAATCGAATGTTCGAAAGACTCGAGTACAATGACAAAGAAGTCGAGCCTATCGACTTAGATACACTCGATCTAAAGAACATGTATGTAAAACTAATTGTTCTAAACAAAACCGACTACTACAAATTTGACAAGTTCATTGCCAAGCTGTATAATAAAGGATGCGCTGACATTAAGATCGTTGAGGATATGTCTGAATTCCAAGACGGTGAGATCGGCGAAGAAATTTCTTTAGAAGATACTGTGTCTGTTTTAACACATTATATCGACTCAGTGACGACTGATGTTGATAAAGACCAGATCAAATCATTCATGCAAGGTTTATATACCGAAGCAGTTAATATCGAGGTTGTTTAATGATCGTATTCAAGTCTGTCCAATGGAAGAACTTTCTATCCACTGGAAGCGCACCAAACAAAGTTTTATTGAACAAGTCACCAACCACTCTTATCATTGGTAAGAATGGCGAAGGTAAGTCTACTATCCTAGACGCATTGTGCTTTGGTTTGTTTGGCAAGCCTTTCCGTAACATCAACAAAGGTCAGTTGGTAAACTCTATCAACGGTAAGGCATGTGTTGTTGAGATTGAATTCTCTATCGGTAAGAAAGAATACAAAATCATCCGTGGCATCAAACCAAACGTCTTTGAAATTTGGTGCGATAACGAGATGATGAATCAAGACGCTGCAAGTCGTGATTACCAGAAGGTTCTTGAGCAACAGATTCTACGATTGAACTACAAGACGTTCACTCAAGTTGTTATCTTGGGGTCAGCTTCTTTTGTTCCATTCATGCAGTTATCTTCTGCTCAACGCCGTGAAGTTATCGAAGACATCCTTGACATTCGTATCTTCTCCACAATGAATACGATTTTGAAAGAAAAAGCTAATGAGACTAAGGACACTATCAAGAGGATTGAGGGGGAGATTACAATGGCGAAGACTAAAGTGGATGGACAATCGCTTCTCATTAAAACTCTTACAGATGCCAAGTCAGAAGCTATTGAATCTCTACTATCTAAAATCAAAGATAATAACTCAGAAATACAGCGAAGCGAAAGTGCGGTGGCTCAAGCACTTGATGAGATTACCGCACTCCAATCACGATCTGCGAAAAAGAGTGAGCTTGATAACGACATTGAAAGAGCGAAGGGGTTCAAGTCCAAGGTTGTTGCCAAGGTTGAACACTGTACTCATCATGCCGAATTCTTCAATGAGAACGAGGTTTGCCCGTCCTGCTCACAGGACATTCCAGATTCCCATAAAGAAGCGTTACTAAAAGAGTTGAACGATAAGATTGATGCTGAGAATGCTCGAATGGATGACTTAGATAAAGTTCTCACTAAGCTGAACACTCAGTTGTCTGACATCAATGAGATCCTAAAAGAAATCACTGATAAGAATATCACTATCTCTACGTACAATACTCAAATCAGTATGCTGAATAAACTCAATGCTTCTATGCAAGTAGAGATTGAAGCAGCAAAGGCTGACACAACAAACGTTGATGAAGAAAAGCGTAAGTTGAAAGAGTTGGCTCAAGAAGCAATGAATAAAATCAATTCCAAGACCCAACTTCAAGAACAACGCAACATCGAAGAAGTTGCTGCTATTCTACTAAAGGATACTGGTATCAAGACTGCAATCATTCGTGAGTATCTACCTGCGATGAATAAGTTGATTAATAAGTACCTGACTGCGATGGATGCGTATATCCACTTCGAGCTAGATGAATCATTTAATGAAATTGTTAAGTCACGACACCGTGATGATTTCACTTATGCGTCATTCTCTGAAGGTGAGAAGATGCGTATTGACTTATCGATTCTGTTCACATGGCGTCAGATCGCTAAGATGAAAAACTCAGTAAACACCAACCTGTTATTGCTTGATGAGATTTTCGACTCTTCCCTCGACACAGCTGGTACTGATTATTTCTTGAACCTGATGAATGGCTTTGGTGAAAACACTAACATCTTTGTCATCTCTCACAAAGGTGATCAACTGTTTGACAAGTTCAGAAGCGTGATCAAGTTCGAGAAGCGAAACGACTTTAGTGTAATCGCTACAAACTAAAGGTTTACTTTTAGGAAAGACCTCACCAAGTGTGGGGTTTTGTTCATTTAGTTCTTGTCTTTTTATCATGTCTGATGTATAATTCATCTATTGAATGGGAGAACACTATGTGGAAAGACTTTAACGACTTTGAACTTGCAAGCCTAGCATTTGACTATGGGTTCAAAGATGATGTAGAATTCGATCTACTGAATGAAGGATTCAGGCTAGTGGATCGTGGATCCCTTGAACAGATCCTAACTGATTATGAGAT